CCAATCGGACGCCAAGCTTGACCGCAAGCTGAACCAGTCCTACCTGGACATCTGCTCCAGGCGTAAGTGGGGATGGCTGCGTCGAGAATACTCATACGCAACCACTGCGCCGTTTGTCTCGGCCGCTGCCGTGGGGGCTACCCCCGCCGTGGGAATACAGGTCCTCGGAACCCAGAACGGCAACATCGTAATTCAGGTTCAGGACGCCGTTAGCCCTGGCGTCGGGACACCCACCATCCCGGCAAACACGCTTGGGAAGATGGTCAGAATTGACGATGACTTCTACAGAGTTATAAACATCGCAAACCCAAGCTCTCCAGCGCCAACGACGGCCATTGAGTTCACGCTGGATCGTCCGCTTAGATGCACTGTGCAGACGGGAACGCCGCTCGCTACGGCAATCCACTACATCAAGGTTCTCTACAACGAGATAGCCCTTCCGGTCGGCACTGTGACGGTTGTGGAAACTGCGATGTTCGACGGCGGATCTACAAGCTACGGAACCCCGCTTGGCATGGGCGCAGTGGGCCCAATCAACATGATTCACCTTGGTCGAGATGTTGAGGGAAGGCCGTCAAGCTTTTCAGTTATTCATAAAGACCCAATACCGGCTCCCGCCTATGCAGTTAACACTGGCGTTCCACAGGCAGGAAATGGAGAGCTATCGATTGGCAGCTACACTTTTTGGTGGACACAGTTTGACGAAACCACTGGCGCTGAATCGGCTCTTAGCGCAGGAGCAACGGTAGAGATAACAGACGCAACCCACGACACAATACCGGTGAGCATAACCACCACTCCCTCTGCGCTACGCGAGGACCTCGGGATAAAGTGGTACAGAAGCAAGACGAACGACAGCGTTCCATACCTAGTTGGGTTTGGGGCTGGCCCAACAATCCAGCAGATATGCAGGAGGGACACGGAGCTTTCGACAAGAGGCCCAGCTAGCTCCTCTACGATGTTCATGCAGCTTTATCCAGTTCCAGACGGGGAATACACAATCAGTGCCATTACCCAGGTCGAGGCAAAGCGCATGGGCGATGACAACGATAGGCCGCTGTTCGACGCTCAGTATCATGGAATCATTCTCGACGGGGCTGAGGCCCTGATGCTTGAGGCTAGCGATGAGCAGGGGAGGTCCGGTCACGCTCGGCAGCGATACGAGATGGGCATCGCCAGGATGATTCAAAGCGACAGAATGAACCAGCAGAGGCGCGTTGTCTTTGGGGGCGTAAGAAAGGCTCGCGGCAAGCCTACTTGGTGGTACGGGGCCTTCAGGCCGTCAGGGACATGACCAAGGCTCGCGGCTCAGTACAGGCGTTTGATCCGTCTCAGGTTACTGGAATTGATACCAGGGTCTGGCAAGAGAAGGGTACGTCCTCAGACAATCGTGGGGTCTACTTCAGCCTGAAGGGTGAGGTGGTTAGCGCCGAAGGCATTCGTCCCTTGGTTCGCGCCTGGAAGAAGGTGCCGGTTAAGTTTGGGAGCCCGGTTCACTACGCAAAGATGCAGTTCCCAAGAATGATTACCTCTATTGGTACGTTCACGAACGAGGGCAGAACAGACATCTTGATTGAGTGTGATGGGAAAATATCGCTAGTTCAGGGTGAGTCAATCACACACATTCTAACGAACAGGCACATCCCAAAGAACCTCTCTGAGGCCACTAGATTCCTTCAGGTGGCGAATAACCTTTTAATTCTAAACGGCCGAGATCCCAACATGAAGTGGGACGGGGAGAAGGCCACCCCGCTCGGCATAGCTGGGGCTCCAGAGGCCCCAACGATCCTGGGCGAGGAGGACGGGGCTACCGAAATATCGATCTCAGAGCAGAGGGTTGGGCTGCTCTGGTCGGGTCATGCGATGACAAAAACCACCACGAAGGTGACGTATAAGTACAAGGTATCGTGGGTAAGTGAGTTCGGGCAGGAGAGTGAGCTTTCGTCAGCATCAAACGCTGTAAATGACGACAACGTAGGCGAGAAGCACAGGTATATGGTGATGGTTGCTGGGCTTGAGGGTCCAGCCCCGCAGGACGACATCATCGGTAGAAACCTGTATCGAAGCCTGGACTTAATTACATACTATCTAATCCGCTATCTACCTGGGACTGATGGAGACACATATCTAGACGGCATAGACCCAGAGGCCCCGCTTAGCGATAAATCGCCTGACCCACTATCAAATGGCCCACCTCCACTTTGCAGGTTTGCCTTCTATTTTCGCGGAAGAACGTACTACTCGGGGAACACTGAGAACCCCACTGCGCTCTGGTACTCAAAGGACAAGGGCGGGAAAGAGGCGGTTCCGGTAGACAACTTTCTACTCATCGGAACAAACGCCGCCGACAGGATTACGGGCTTCTCCCTTTCGTCAGACTTCGTCCTTGTCTTCAAGGAGAGCAGCACATTCATGCTCACGCAGGATAAAAACGGGGTCCCAATACTTACCCCGATGAGCAGCAATATTGGCGCTGTGTCAGATCGCGCCGCCGTAGGGTTTGAGGGCAAGGTCTACTTTGTCTCAAGGCAAGGCATCAACGCATTCGATGGGACAAAGGTTGTCCCTATATCAAAAGATATCTCAGAGATAGTAAGGAAGATTCCGAGTGACACACTGAAGAACAGCATAGCCTGGGTGGACCCACCCAATCGCCGCGTCTACTTCAGCATTGCCTCTGGACCGAAGTCGTTCAACAACGAGGTCTGGGCCATTCATGTAGACAACGGGGCCCTGTCAAGGGTGGAGGCGGTCGTAACCGCTGCCGCTCGGTACAAAGATATGATGTTGGTTGGCTATAGCTCGCACGTTGAGCATGGGCCTGTCACGCCAGAAAACTGGATAGAGAATAGTGGCGGCACGAATCCTGGGGTTAATGATCTTGGCGTGTGGGGCGCTGGATCGGCCATATATTACTTCAACAACCCAGGAGGGACATTCACTCCATCAATTTCTGGAGATGGGAACACGGTCGTTGCCCATTTTCCGCCGCTATCAAAGGTTTCAATGAGGAGGAGCTTTGAGACGAGATGGCTCTACGGAAGCTCGCCTCAGTCAGACAAGACTTTCTACAGGGTAGATGTCTTCTATGTCCAGACCGGAGGGTATCAGGTCGGCAGTAAGGCTCTTAATACAGAGGATTTTGACAACAGGATCTATGTAAAGTGGTTTACGGACTGGGACAGGAATATCATTGGGGAGGACTACCTAACCCCGGCAGACCAAGACGCGCTGCTGTGGAACGATGCAAAGCTCAACTCTATTGGGGGGCAGACCGGGCCGCTTCTGTGGAAAGACTTTCACGACACAGCCAGCATCCCGAAGAAGCTCTGGGACGAGAAAAGAGTTCGATGCAAAAAGATAAACATAAGGGTTACTGATCCGCTCGACCCGCTTGATCATCTAAGCGGTATTGCGAGGCCAAAGAGTCAGTTGGTTAACACTGGGTCTGATCAGTCTGGCGAAAACATAACGGCAAAGTCTCTTAAGCTATCGTTTGATGGTGGTGGTGACGCTGGCTGGAGAATCGTTGGCTTCCTCCTCCACATGAAGGACCATGGTATACGGGGAGAGGGTACGGACCATGAGTAGGCTGACGAAAAGGATCGCCGCAGCGGTACACGAGCTTGATCTGGGAATACCGGACCTCAGGCTTCAAATGGACTTTGCCGGAACCGTGAACAAGGCGCTTCGCGAGGTCGGCGGCGCTCCGATTGGCGACTTTGAGGACCGTGGATCTCTGCTCAGGGCGGCTATATCGCTTGAGGGCGCTGCGCCATCTGAGCTTGAGGAATATGTCGCCACTCTGGAACAGCAATGACCTACTACGTCCAGAAGAACGTATTCACCGCTGGCGCTGTCGCTGACGCCGACAACCTGATGGAGGAGTTCTATCGAGTAGCCAGCGCCATGTCCTCAATAGATCAAAACAATATTGCCCCATACTCCATCAACTATTCTGTTGCAATTCCGCCCAATCCAGCGGATGCGTTTGACATGCAGCGGGGGCCATTCGTCTGCTACGACGAGGACTCTCCACAGCAGAACCTCCTATACTCTACGGCCGGGTCGATGTCTGGCTCAGACCTAACCAACATAAAGTTCAATGACGTGGATAGCTCTGGGTTTGATCTTAGGTTTACGTCAAGGGTGTCCGCGAAATACCACTTCTTTCTCCAGGCGACAGCGACAAGGGCGGTAGCCCACAGTGGGCCGCTAAAGATAGACGCAATTATAAGACTAAATGGCTCTGCGGCCGGTGGCACGAACGCAAGCTTTAGCACCGAATGCAAGGCTGGAGGAACAACCAACAGGCTTCCAATTTCAGTCAGGGCCACACAGTTCCTGGAGCCCGGAACATGGCATGTGACACCATCCTTTAGGCCGCGCGTCGATGACACAAATATGCCGAGCATCACAAACATATCAATCGGCGTTATTGGATTTATCCGATGATAGACTTTCCTTATCTTATAGAGCCGGGAACGAGGACCTCTCGTAGCTCTGTCGTCGGCAACCTTGCGGCTATAGCGGCAACCGCAAAAGACATAGACGCCGACCGAATAGAAGACTCCTCTATCGAGCTAAGGCACATAGGCGAGCTTGGTATTTATTCTGAATCATGGAAGATAGTGGCAAACCATACCCAGCTTGTAGCTTTGACCACTGCCGCGATTAACTCAAACCCACTGATAGTTCCGCTTACTGCTGCCCCGGTTAAAACCGCAACATACATTGGTGGCCCAGTAATCGTTTACGCGCGAATCCAGGTCAGCGCTACTCACTCTGCGAACAACGCAATCTTAAGACCCGCTATCTACGTAGACGGCCTAAGGGAGTCGTGGGTAGACCTGGAAATCGGTGCGCTAGAGCATAAATCAATAAAGCTTTTCTATATGTTTGAGGCTACTGAAACGGATCACCTCATCGAGGTAAGGGCCGACACCGCGACCACCACTGCGGCAGACGTTGAGGTTCAGCAAGCGCATCTAGAAGTCATATCGGTGAGGGTGTAATGACAGCCTGGAACCCACCTCTAATCACGCACAACGATCCATTCTCTGCTTCAGTTATTGATGGTGCGTTTGATGATCTCGCCTCGTGGTCTGGAGGGATTGGCGACCACCAAAGCGGTCACTCCAATATACGGAATAACAGATCCATCCCTGCAACAAAGTTCAGCTCAGGCACGACCTCGAAGGTGTGGAGAAACAACTACACCGGATACAACACATATCTCCTTTGGAGTAAGGGAGCTACGTCTGGGCCGACATCGTCCGCGTTTACCGATCCAGTAACACAGGGAAAGGTGTACGACATTCCTGGCTCATCGATCAACTTCTACCTGAGGAGGGCGGTTCCAGCCAATCGCTTAATCATGGAGTCATCGATCCACTTCTGGCAGGCCAGGGAGGGTAATTATTTTCAGCAAACAACAAACGGACACTCTGAGGCCATTTTTGAAGTTATCCTCACAGGCTATCTGGATGGTGTCGCCTTAAGTTCTCTATCTAGCCGAAATACAAGATGTCGCTATGCGATAAACCCAACTGCGTCTACAAATAAGAACTCGTTCTCAAGAAGGGGCTTTGACGGTAGCTTTTGGGGTGTAGCGGCTAGTACAGTAGAGGCTGGCCTACACACGTTTAAGGTGACTATGACGTTTAATACCTATCGAACCCTCGTTGGCACGGTCAACGACAAGTGGATGCTTAACCACATTAAGGGTGGACCGCCTAATACCTCTGTAACAGCAATCTATATTTAACCAGGAACCATCATGGCGTTTGAGGATCAGAACCTGTTTGGCGACCCGATTACGGAAGAATACTTCCGCCGCAAGGCATCTTCGCAGATAGCCCCAGCACAGATTAAATACGCCCAGGCGCTAAGCCAGCTTGATAGCTCGCCCATGGCCTCTGGCAACATTATCTATGGCGAGGAAATCGCTGGCAGAAACAGGGCTCGGCAGAACATTGCAACCGGCCTTGCCTCATCCATTGCATCGGCTCAGTCTGGTGCTGAGTCTGCAAACATAGCGGCAGCAGCAGACCAACGCACGAGGGCCAGGGCTGAAGACATTGGCTTTGAAGACGCCCTAGAGAGAATGCGGTGGGGCGCTGGCACAAAGCTACTTCAGATGGTGCCTGACATTGCTGTTGTAATGGGCTCTCTTGATGAAAAGGCGCGGGAAGCAACCGGCAAGGGCATCGACCAGCTTGTTGACGAAGAGCAGAAGAAGCTGGCTGAGTTGTCGATTAAGCGAAACCAGGACCCAACGCGCGCGCTGGTTGGTGGTGGTGGTTCAACCGTCTACACTGACCCTACAGGGGCTCGAATTGGCGGCTTTGGCCCCGCAATTCATCAAGAGATGAAAGAGCGAATGGCTCGCAAGGAGGCTGGCACTCCATGGTATGAGGGGGTGCCAGCGGCCGGTGGGCTGGTCGGTGGGCTGGCTAACCTTTCGGCGGAGGAAGCGCGAGCCATGGCAGCGAACCCGGAGCTGTTGCAAAGGTGGATCGACATAAAGAATGATCCGGCTAGAGGAATCCATTACCCATGGCTTGCCAGAGAGGAGCTAGAGGGCGGTCTGAGTCGTGAGGACCTCGGGAGGATGAGGCGACTGGACCCGATCTTTAATCCCGAAAGAGCGCTTGATAGGGTTCCTGGGCGAGAAGCGGAACAACCCGCCTCGCCTGTTGAAACCAGCCTTAGGCAGGCGAAAAGCCCGGAAGAAGCTCAGGCCGCGCTACAGGGCCAGGGCCTTGGGATGAAGCTAAACCAGGACGGCACTGGAAGCATCTCGCCATCTCAAATCCCATCCGACGAGCAGATAATCGCGGAGGGCAGGCGACAGGGCCTGGATGATGAACAGATCAAGCTGGCGCTGAATGATGCTAGAAGGGCCAGGGGCGGCGGACTTTCCCCGCTATCCGGGCTGTCCGGTGCAGGCGTTGGTGGTGGGCTCTATCGCACAGGGAGTAGATAATGGCTGTTCAGGAAACAGTAGGACTGCGAGAGCTTCAGCAGTATATGGATCAGGGGTGGGCCCCAAGGGCCGATCCATCGGTATATGGCGAGGGAGCAACCCCAGATTCGGAGATGCAGTTTGCGATCAGTAGCAAAGACGATCTCATGGACTGGCTCAATAAAGAAGCCTATCAAGGCCGTCTTAACTTTACGCAGCAGGACATCTACGACTTCTTCATTAAGCCCGAGGAGCAGCAAGCCGTTGAAAGGGCTGATGAGAGATTCAGGGAGCTTTCCAGTCAGGCAGCGGGGGCGGCGGGTCAGAGAACCGGCCAAATGGCTAGTAGGCTTGGCCTCGCCGGAACCAGCCTTGGTCAGCAAATGGGCAAGACCACAACCAAGGGTCTGGGGAGTCTGTCTAAAAGCGCTGGGCTAGAGGCAGCTAGGCAGGCTGCAATCAGCGGGTTTGATCGACCCGGTCGAATGGGACGCATTGAGGGCCTGAAGCATGCTTACCAAACTGGAGGAACCACAAGGGCGGGCTTGGCTAGAACGGGTGGTGCAACCGCAGGAACTCTGATTGGAAGCGGTATTTCCCTTGCTCTGGCAGCAGCAAGCACTGGTCCTCAGGCCATTATCACAGCACCGCTTGCTGCGATTATCGGCGGTATAACCGCAGCCGCATCTACTGCGGTTGGTGGTGCCGCTGGGCTGGCAGCAGAGGCCGACATGCTTGGCACCATGCGTGAGGGTCTTGGGAGGTTTGCGGGAAGGAGCGCTACGCCAGGATCGTTCAGAGCAGCCCCAGGAACGCCCACTTACGAGGGTGCCACCTTTCGCACTGGCGGCTCCAACCAGCGGGCGCTGATGGGGGCATATGGTCCCGCTGAAGGCGAGTCAGACTCTAGCTTCCTTTTTGGGTCAGCATAAATGGCATCAATACCAACAGGATCTATATTCGGACCGACCCTGGCAGGGGCGATGTCGGGCGGATCTGATCCGTTCAAGAACACCCTTCAGGCCGTTGGCGATGTCCCAAGGGCACTCCTTATTGCACAGTCTCTATCGACAAGGGGGCAGAAGGAATACGACAGGCGTCAGGACGTTAAGCTTAAGCGCGCCGAGGTGGCGGCAGTTATTGCGAAGAAGCTTGGTTACGGCGGAAGTGAGCTTGATGCAATCTTTAAGGAGTTTGCCACGTCTGACACACCAGCCAGGGGAACCGGTGGTGGCGGCGGTGCTGCTAGACCCGCCGACACGACGTCTGGGGCTGCTAATGTTGGCGAACTAAGAAGGCTTGCCAATGAACTGAATCAAAGGGCTCAGATAGAGTATAGGCCGGGTGGAGTAGCTGGCACTTGGCCGCAAAGCCGAGAAGAAATCACCGAAGGCGAGAGCCCTAGCCACTACAAATCTATATCTAGGGCCACCAAAAGCGATCTTGATCTGCCCTCTCGATACAGTGCCGCAGAAGATCAGCGCGCAAAGATGGGTGATCTAGAGGCTGCGCTTAACTCTCTAACCGGCGAAGGCGGATCTATTGAGCGGGCAGAGGCCAGGATTAAGGCGCTTCAGGAGAAGGCAGAGTTAAGGAAGGGCAGGCTTGGCACGGACGACTCTGTTGAGCTTAAGGCCCTTTTGTCCGAGAGGCAGGGCCTCAGGTCCCAGGTTGGCGTGGCAACCAGTCAGCTTGAGGAGGCGATGAGATTTAAGCCAGACATGGGGCTGGAGAACCCGGCCACACGGATTGGCCTACCGGCTGACTACATACTTGATCCATCTATGGTGAGCTACATAGGCAGTCTGCTTAAGACTGATCACCCAACGGCCAGGGAGGCTCTTAACGTAATTGGAGTAGATCCAAGCGTAACCGCAGAGGACCTCAAGGGCCTTGGCTCAGAGGTAAGAACCTACAGTAGAAAACTAGCTAAAATATATCGAAAGGATCTGACCGCTAAGCGCGAGCAGCAGGCCGAGCTTGGGCTCGCGGGAAGGATAATGACCATAAAGGCTAGGTTGGCTGGCGTTAGGTATCCTGGCGACAACGCCGATGCGCTCGCCAAGGAGCTTGCAAAGCTTAGTGATGCTGAAGTCACTCAAGCTCTGGCCGATATAGAAACCGATCCCAAGTTTAGTCACGAGCTAGCCCTCGCAAAGACTAGAGCGAATCAGGTCACAAAGGTCATCAATGAGTACACGGGTCTGCACCAGAAGGGCACAGGAACGCCCACAGGCACCGGCACCGGACAGCCTTCTCCAGCCACAACCAAACAACTCCAGGCGGAGCTTGAGGATCTTAGGGGTGAGGTTGAGAAGTATGAGAAATTGCAGGAAGGCCCAGACGGTAGACAGCTTTTCCCAGACGAGTGGGAGGCACTGATTCTCGCCCGAAGGAGGGTTGAGAACAAGCTTCAGGAGTATTACGCAGCGTCTAACCAGAGAGATGTTCGATTCCCCACTGCGATGAATGCCGCTCAGCACGCATGGGACAAAAAAATGAACATGGAGAAGGCCACTCAGTTCATGAAGCAGCAGGGCTTCGGGGCGCAGGCCTCGGCTAGCCTTGGTGCGTTCGGCAGGCATGGTGCCTGGAACAAACGCGCAGCAGAGGAGCCAGCAGAGGCTGTAGTGGACTTCACTACATTTGAACAGTGGTGGGGCGAGCAAGACAGGGATAAGCAGGCAGCGTTCGACAGAATACTTCGATCAACTGCGAGCAGCGCCAAGCGAACTGGGCTTAGCAAGGACGCGTATCTGGAAGATGCTAAAAAGAACATTGAGTTTACCGATGATGCGTGGAACGCAGCCGGTGTTAAAGAATATGTGGCTGGCTTTTATGACGTCGCCGGGGAGGGTGGTGCCGAGCGAGATCCAATGATCGTTCCATCCGATGCAGAGCTTGGCGGCGGAGCCTATCAGGGGACTAGCCAATCAGCGGAGGATGTGTTTGGAGATAAGTATAGGCCTAGCAGAAATGTCACAGGTACTGACGTAACGCCTGAACGAGTCAGGAAGAGATACAACGATATGCTTAGCACATACTTAAAGCATTACAGGGACGATGAAACCGGTCCTGCGATTGAGGATGAGATATCCGAATATGTGGCAGATCACCCCTACGAAGACCTAGCGGAGGCCTGGAAGGATGCGAAGCACCTTCACCGGCCTCAATGACATCCCAAGATGGCTACAAATGAGCAGGCAGAGCCGCTGTTCGACTTCTCGGGCTTTTCGCCCAAGTCAGAGCCGATAGCGCCAGATCCGTTTCCCGGAGGCGATCTGGTTCAAGATGTTCGTTCTAAAGCCCTAGAGGATATCAATGCTGGTGCGCCGAAGCAGCACGAAGGCCTCTTTGACTTTAGCGGATTTACCCCACGCGCCCTCGATACAGAGGACGAGCCGCCGATGGTTCATGTGGAACCGGGCGCTCTATCAAGGCTGTCTGAGGAGGAAGCCTCCAGGCGCATGCCAAGGCAAATGTCTCTTGAGCCGTCGATGCAGGAGATTGAATCCATCCATCCGGCGCTCAACAGCCCTGAGTATTACGAGAAGCGCAGGGAAGTCGCCAAGCGCTACAACCGGGCCGACAGCAACGAAGAGCGAATCGATATCCTTCAGGGGTTTACCAATGAATGGATGCCAGCAGCCCTAAAGAGGGCGACTGGAAAAACTGACTGGGGTCTTGCTGGCGCTGGCAAGTTTGCCCTAAACAGCATCGCCACAGGGGCTCAGTGGCTAGACAACGTATCTGGTCGCTGGGTGCGAGCCCTGATAAATACAACCGCAGAGGATCGAAGGAAGGAGATTGCTCAGGGATTTGTAGATGTGCATAGCCCCTCCGACTGGTGGGACAGGTTCTCAGACCAGTACAAGAAGGCTGACGGCGGCATTCACGGAATTGATTCGGACGGGGAGCGGACTTACAAAAACGCGCACCTGATCCTTAGAAGCATGTCCTGGCTCCCGGTAAACAAGCTCGGAGACGAGATAAGTGAGAGGTGGATCGGCGGCAAGGACTTTGGCGGAACGGGCAAGGAGCGCCTTGCTGCGATTGACGCTGAGGCCAGCAACCTCTTTCAGTTTGGAGCAGACTCGCTATCCGATCTCGGCTTTGGGCTCGGTGGGATAATGGCGGAAATAACGCCAAACTGGGCTAAGCACGAGTGGGAGGAGGGGGTCGGCTGGAAAGAGTATATGAATGCTCGTGAGGAAGCTGCTGCTGAAGGCAGCGTGGGTGGTCACGAGTTCATAGGCCTAATCGGTCAGGTCATGTTTGACCCGCTTATATTTTTGAAGGCCCCAAAGATTGCCTCTTTGGCTGGGGTTAGAAACACAAAGTATGGCGCAGGTCTTATTGATGAGCTTCTTGAGAAGGAGGTGAGGGCCAATCTTCAGAAGCAGGTGAGGGCTGGGAACCTAACCCCAGAGGAGGCCGCTGATGCTTACCCAAGGCATTTGGATGGAGCAAGGAGCAGTTACGGCAAGGAGCAGATTGACGCAGCGAATGTGGCATTCCAGCACGAAATGCCCAACTTCTACGGCGTTGAGGCTCCGCGCATACTGAGCCAGCTTAAAAACCCAATGATGGGTCACGTCGTAGACGACATTCTTGAGGCTGCTGGCTCGAAGCTTCCATCCAGGAGGCCGGGAAGGATCGACACGTCCCCAAGGAAAGAGGGCCTAGACATAGAGGATGCCCTGACTAAGGACGAGATAACAGAGCAGGCGGCGATGGAAACCTATCGCGCAGAAGAAGCCTGGGCGGAAATCGTAAACGAGTCCATTCGCCGCAAGCAGGTTCCTAAAGAGATCAACGTCCAGTACAAGGGCGTAGACGTTAAGACGATGGACAACGTCTGGGCTGGCTCTGTTAAGTGGGAGACTCCGGTTCGGTTCGGCAAGGAAACTGCGGAGCAGGCGTTCAAGCGAAACAGGATGCTTCACAGCATGGATAACGTCAGGACAAAGATGGTCCTGGGGTTGATGAAAAGGTATCCATACCTTGAGTCGATGCGGAGGACCGCTGAATCAATCATCATGCTTGAGAAGGCTCAGCCAATGGCGTCCAAGCGCGCTGTTGGGGATGTGAACCGCTCCGTCTTGGTTGACCTTGAGCGAGGCATACGCGAGGGGAGGATAGAGAGAACGCCAGAGATTGATGCAACTATGGCGAAGCTGTCGGAGATGGGGGATCAGCCATCTCAGCTTAAGTGGGCGACATACGCCCCGAAGGGTGTTGCTAGGCACGGGGTTCTGCATCAAGCGGCCTTTAGAAACGCTGAAATGATGGAGGTTTATCGCCATAGAAAGGCGACTCTGAGCGCCCAGGATGCTTCTAACTTTTACGACAAGGTTAAGCGGCTTGGCGCGGACGATGAAACCCTCAGGCTCGCAGTCCTTTTCAAGGAGCTTGGACGCCACGATCCAGCAACCGCTGGCGTAATCGAGAAGATGTCATCTCTTGACAGAATAGATCAGCTTTATCAAAAGGCAGTGGACGGAGATTTCGCAGAGCTTCCCCCTCAGTTCCGCTCCGAGATGGAGGCAATCGCTGCCGAGCATGGATTCCTGGACAACTGGATGGAGGCCGCTAGATCCGCAGAGGAGAGTTATCTGTCAAAGAGGTCCACCAGGAAGGAGGCGTGGCAGACCATCCGTCGCGGGATGTTTGATCTTCGCAAGTCCATGAAGAACACGCTTGCCGACATCTTCGCCAGAGAGTCAGAGGTACGCGTCCTTAACGACATGGTTCCCGTAAGGACTCAGATCCGTGAGTTGATGGGTTGGCGTCAGGAGTTTGCAGACCTGATTAAGAACAGGGTGTGGACTAGCGCAGACACCTTTGAGGAAGCCATATCAAGGATCAATGACTTTAGGATTGAGCAGACAAAGTCCATTGACGAGATGATCTCTGGAGGAGAGGGCGCTGACATCAACAGGGTCTTTGAGGGATACCGTCGTGACCGGATTCTGCCAGAAGGGACCAAGGAGGACTGGTCGAAGCTTCGTGATGATATCTGGGATCAGGTAAGCAGGGTCATTGGAGATGTAAGAGATCCAAAAACCGGAAAGCAGATTGGACTAAGCGAAGTCTGGATGGACTTCAACGACATGCGGGCAAGGACCTGGGCCGAGTGGCACAGGCTTCCCGAAGACATGGCGAACGCTTGGTACGCGCATACCTACCGCAACGAGTTCCCGTTACAGGCTGGTGTGAACCCGGAAATGGTGAAGGAGTTCGGCAGGAACGTGCTGTTCTCCCACAGGGAGACGGGGAAGGTCGTTGATTTCTACGAGGCGGCTCGGACCCTGCGACTTGACGAGGCAAACAAGCTGGGAGATGAGCTTGGCAAAATTGAGTCTCAGATGGATGAGATCACAAAGGCAAGGGATGTCATTGATGCCGACCTAGCTGCCATCAAGAAAAGGTTTGGAGTTGCCGTAAGGACTGAGGGTGGTGGCCCAGACCCGCTAAAGAGGCTGGGTAAGAGATGGGACATGCTTCTTGAGGAATCAAAGAGGCACACGTCAAACCTTGGGTCGCTCACGACGTCGCATCGTCACATCGCCAATCAGATAATCGAGCTTGCTCAGAAGCAGTACAAGCTAGTCAATCGTGCTGGTGATGAGATCAAGGCTGGAGAGATTCTTCGCGAAGCTCCAGTTCGCGGATCACGGCGAAAGCCGAAGTACGGCATAGCTGCCGACCCAAATACCGAGTGGGGGCTATATGGCAATTCGTGGGAGCCAAAGATTCCGGGTTCGCACGGAATCCCGAAGCTGTCGATAGGTCACATAATAAAGCGGATAGAAATGGCTCCGAAGGAGGAATGGCCCGCAGCCCAGCTCGATATATTTGACGACTCTGGACGCCTTAAGGATTGGGAGGCGAACACATACGCGATTGTCGATGAAGAGGGGCGTGTGATTGGCGCTCAGCTTGGCGGCGAGTCGATGGGCTTTGATCTGAGCGAGATACCGAAGCCCCTTCATGGCGCGATGGATGAGCTAAGGGACGCTGGCTACGCAATGAACATTGATGGGAGCGTAGTCCCTGGATACGACGCATCGCCAATGGCGTTTAGTAGCGCAGATGACCTGTCTCTGTGGGTTCATGGAGAGGGAAAGCTAATCCCCTTCCCCAAGGGAGATAAGCCAATAACAGGCCTCATGGCATCTCCTCCAGAGGGGCCGAGGGGCCTAATCCGCTGGGACGATGAGCCTGTAAAGCACACGGAAACCGGCATTACTGGCCTTGATTGGGCCTCTTTTGGAAAGAAGATAGACGAGCTTGAGGGCGCTCAATCGGTAGCAAAATGGCTAGCCAAGAACACAGATGACGAGGCATCCAAGCACATTCTTAGGCTGATCATACCGGTCCTAGATGACGCCAGCATGACAGTCCGCGTTGGCAGGGGGGGCGGGGACGGGGCACCATGGGAGGTTCTGGACGGTCGAACCGCTATCGGGAAGGCTTCGGCAGACAGGACAACAGGCAGGGTGGCTGTATGGCTTAGGGATGACGTATATGGAGATGGTGGCCTTACCGTCGAGACTGCCGTCCACGAGCTGCTTCATGCTGCGACACTTCATCGTCTGGAGCTATCTACGCTTCTCAAGAATAAGGGGAGCGCCCTTTACGTAGCCGGGGCTGAACTTCGTCAGCTTCTTGGGGATATAGGTGAATACAGGATAAAGATGCTTGATGAGTATTTGAAGGAGGATCATCCGCCTTCATTCCTAGACAAGGGCACCGCCCCAACCAGCGGCAGTCAGGCTGAAATAGACCTCTGGCTAACAAGCCCTGAGAGCAGGTTCCTCGACAAGATTGGTGGTCCCGATGAGATCATTCCGAGCGAGCTTCTCGCTTGGGGCTTAACGAATAAGAAGTTCCAGGACTTCCTCATTGGAATGAAGATCGAGGGTGAGAGCGCCTGGACTAAGTTCGTTCGAATTGTTTCTGAGCTTCTGGGGATTAAGTCGAACGAGGTAAACGCCCTCACCGAGCTTCTTCGTATCACCGAAGACATCGTAAAGGCTCCCACCGCTGACCTTCAGAGGAGCATGTATGTCGGCGGCGACCCCGTAATAAAGGCTCAGCAGCAGATCAGATCCCCAGAGTTCCAGCGCTGGTTCGGTGACTCAAAGGTTGTCGATGAGGCTGGCGAGCCGTTGAGGGTTTATCATGGGACGATGGCAGAGTTTGAGGCGTTCTCTCCTGAGTTTGTTGGGACGAGATTGGGCGAGCCAGACACTCTGGCCGGAGAGGCGTACTTCTTCGTCACCGACAAGGCTTCGGCTACCTACATTGGGACTAGGGGGAGGATAGATAGGCTTCCAGAGTATAAGGGGTTAGAGGTCTACCTAAAGATTGAGAACCCGATGGAGTGGAACCCCGCCTCTTTTGGAGATCCCGACCGACTTAGCACCAAGGTGATGGCTGAGCTAATCCCACGAGCCAAAGAGCTTGGACACGATGGAGTCGTTTGGAGAAGCCCCCTCCTTGGCGACACTTACGTCGCCTTCAAGCCCACCCAGATTAAGTCCACCCGCAACGTAGGCACCTTCGACCCCAAAGACCCACGCATCTTGTTCTCTCGCGCAGAGCAGGGGCTAGACCCACTCGCCTATACCAAGTTTGAAGACGGCAAGGCAGTCATTGGTGTCTTTGAGAATGTGAAGGGGCCAGAAGCCTTCACCGCCCTGATGGAGGAGTTGGGCCACATCTTCCGTCGCGACCTTCCTAAGCAGGACATGGAGGTGGCGGCAGCATGGGTCAGGAGAGAGCTTAAAGATAAGAAGGTGGTCAACGAGAAGACTGGCCGATGGAGCGAGCTTGCAGAGGAGGCGTTTGCCAGGGCCTTTGTGAAGTGGGTGAAGACCGGGGAAATGCCGCCCGGATTCAAGAACCAGTCGGCGCTCCGGGAGGTCTTTCAGAAGGCAAAGGACTGGTTGTTTGATGTCTACTACGTCATCACAGGAAGAGAGAAGGGCAGGGTAAGGGCCTTCTTTGGGGAAGATGCGCCAAGGCATGTGAGGGCCGGTCTTCCCCGAACTGGAAAACCAGCAAAGGAGATCAAGGTTACAAAGGATCTTGAGGCTGTCTTCCACAGGCTGCTGGACCCAGAGAGCCTTCGCGGTCAACACTCTCCGCTTGTAAGAGAACTTGACGATTCACTGGTGATCCTCAGATCAGCAACAGATGATCTGTCTGTAGCCTTTGCGTTTATGAGGGTACAGGCCTCTCTTAGGGACCTGTCTGGGGCGGCAGGGAGGACGGAGGATGAGGCAGATGCTCTTCTTGCCGATCTCGTGTCCAAGGATGTGGACAAGGTTGCCAGGGCAAATCGCTCCCTTGATGCCATAAAGAGGCAGGCTTCTGGTCGGCACAGGAAGGCCCCCTCGCTAGCGGAGCTAGGCAATAAGTCATTCAGGACGAGGGCCGAGTTAAGGGCCCAGTTAAAGAAGGATCTGACCGAAAGGCTTGGCCTTAGATCCGATGAGGTTGATGAGCTTCTCACCGAACACAGGCTGCGCGCCGCCCTCTCAAGCATCAAGGCAGACGCAAAGCTTGCCGAGATTCCGCCCGCTGTGCCGAAGGCTGCGGACGATGTAGCCCCGATAATCGAAGACATCGCTCCCGCTGTTGATGAGGTCCCATCTGGGACTTCGGAGGCCAGTGTGAGGGCCGAGGCTGCTGAAGTCCGTGCTGCGATGGGGGATCGCCACACTCGCTCTGTCGTTTTAGAGACGATTAAAGAGGTAGCAAAAAGCAGTGACTCACCGATCCCAACCTTTCACAAGAGGCGGGGCAATCGCATTGATGTAACCAACATGGGGGGAGTGGATGTCGCGGTAAAGATCAAGAAGGCCCTTAGGGATAAGGGGTTTGAAGCTAACTGGGCCTCTGGTCAAATCGGGGAAGAGCTTTTGGTGGAGTGGGATACGGCTGCTCCCGGCGTTGCGGAAATCCTTGGTCGGGCTCCAGTGCCACGCCCAACGCCAGAGCTTGATGATGTCTTTAATATCGTTCTCCCTATCGCTAAGGACTTTAACCTTAGGGGGTGGAAGGACAAGAGACACAACGCCACGAGCAGGGTTGGTGGCTTTAATAGAGGTAGGGGGTTTGTTCGGCTTACCAAGCTCTCGTCTGACAAGAGGATGTTTAAGGCCCTCGCTGAGAAGCTGGCTGACGATGGCTTCATCGTAATACCGACCAAGACATCTACCATTTTCCCTGGCATGGACGTAATGACCCCAGCCCCAGTTAGAGGGCCAAGGCCATCTCGGGCCGAGGGGGTAGAGAAAAGCATGTATAGCGGGCCAGGGATCTCCCAGGCTTACGATGACTTCTTCGGAGACATTAAGTCTCTCGAAATGAGGGCAAAGGATTACGAGGGCAGGCTTCAGAACCAGCGTGATGGTGGTGAGCTAACCAAGAAACAGCATGCTGACAAGCTAGAGAGCGGGCGAAAGAGGTTTCACGATCAAAAGGTCAGCCTTGCTCAAGAGTGGCTTAAGCACAGGGATGAATTGCGGAAGGCTGCTGGTGGCGCGGAAGTAGCGGAAACGCTCCCACTCCCACTCCCGCCCAAAGCCCCCACGCCACCCACTGCAAGACCGCATGGTGAAAGAGGCATTAAGGCCGATATAAGAGTTGCGAGCATGGAGGGCACTCGCGGTGGCCCATACACGGTAACTCTAAAGCCTGGATGGCTGACTCCTGGGAAGTTCAGCAAGGTTGAGGCCAAGAACATGCAGGCACTGGAGCGTGCCGTCCAAAAGGCAACGTGGCAACCCGGTGTGACCGTTCGAGTGAGGCCGCCCAAGAAGGTGTCGGGCATGGACTTCGTAAGCGAGAAGTATCCATCGCTTCTTAAGCACATGGCCAAGGACTACGTTAGTAGGCACCCGGCCATGGCGAGGCGAGAGGTCCGCATCAAGGATCTTAGATCCTTCAACTCGAGAAAGGCGACCGAGGCAGCTAACACATTCGATTCTGCGTGGGCCCCAATACGCGGGCAGATTCAAGACTTCGCATACAGAAACGTGCCCCTTACAGAGGTCAACAAGATTGTTAGCGGACTGAGAGCCTCAACAAGGGACCTTCTTGATTCTGCTTATCGGCGTGGGGACCCACGAAGAACAGCTCCAATGACAGACCTCAATGCCGCCCTGGTCGGGTCGAGTCGTGAGGAGGTGGCCAGCTCACTAGGTAGATTTGAATCGGCTATTGCGGGGGCAAAAGAAGAGGTTCTAAGGCTATCAAGGGGGATGGACGACGCTGACCCGTTGCTCCAGGATGCGGCAGACATCGCAGCAATCAAGCCAGCGCAGGCGTCCGATGAAACCGTTCAGCGCGCCAGGGATGCAATCACGTGGATTGATGGTCAGATTAAGGATCGAGAAACGTTCATTCGTTCTGAACTTACTGGGGCCAGGAAGGAGGCCAAGAGGGTAAGGCGGGTCGTAGATGGTGAGGAGGCCGATACGGTTCTTGGCGAGATGCTTGGCAGGGCCGAGGGGGGTATACGGGTAGTTGACGCAAAGAGCGAGCTTCAGCGGGCGCTAGATACCATGGCACCCCCAGGAAGAGAGATGGGCCCGAGGGCGAAGGTCAAGCACGACATCCCTGATGTAACGAAAGATCCAAAGATTGTTGTTACTCAAATCAGCAAGCAGATGGACGAGATTCTGGACAACATGCCAGAAACCAGGGAAGCGATCATGGGTGCTGCGAAGGAGATGGGGTACGACCTTCGCACTCCTGGCGAAATGTGGAATGTCATTCTCAACGCGAAGAAGTGGGCTAGGTCATATGGCGACGAGCTAACCCTTCGCAGGGAGATAGCTCTAGAGGCGTTTAGGCATGACGAAACCATGCGGATCTACGACGGGCTTGATCGGGCTACGAAGGGAAAGGTCGAGCGACTGCTGAAAAATAGAAAGCTGTATGGGGTGGCAAAGGATGCCCCGCCGCAAATCAAAGCTCTGGCTAAAGAGCTTGGGATGATTGGTGAGGAGGAGCTTTTTATTACGCTCAAGCGGGGTCGCGTAAAGGTGGGCTCGAAAGAAGGGTTCACCGATGAGCAGATAGAGAAGGCGCTGAAGGCTGCAAGCCTTCTTGATGACATGCTTGAGAAGCAGCTTAAGGAGATGACCGACGCTGGCATTCTCGTCGGCAGGGACCCCCTGATTCTTGCTGATATAGACATCCTTAAGGCGGAAAGGACACTCTCCAGAGATCCCGCAGAAAGGAAGGCACTAACCAAGAAGATTGTAGAGGCTGAGGCCAAGGCCAGAATACCGTTTGATAAAGAAGCCTTCCTGACCAGGGCCAATATCGGTAGCTATATACCGCACATAAGGACAAACATTGCGAGGGGCAAGACGGCAGCGCTTCTTCGCGGTGGCATGCCATCTACAAAGAAGGGTTTCTTTGAGCATCAGCGGACAAAGGCTTCGGTCTTGGACGACATCAATGAGCAAAAGAGAGACATCATCTCTAAGGAGGATCTCTATCACAATGCGATGGAGCTTGACCGACCTGCGTGGGGCCCTGGTGCCCCGTTCTCCGGTATGGACCCAGAGCTTGTAAAGCAGGCTGCGCTGGAGGGAAGGCTTGAGAGCCTGTTTTCCGTTGATGGCTGGGAGAGGGCTGTTTCCTGGTCCCGTAACAACCTTACAGGCAGCGAACTCTATGAGTTCTTTGAGCCCGACTTTAAGATCCTAACTGAACGCTATATCAAGGAGACGAATCGCAGAACCGCTGACGCCATCTTTGCCAGAGACATCAGGGAAATGTTTCCGGTCGGTGAGGAGATCGCAAAGATGGTTGAGGGGTTGTCCGTTGCTGCCGCCGAAATAAGGGCGAGGGAGTTCGGGTACTCACGCCTTTCCAAGTACGACAGCGTTCAGTCAGCCACTGGCATACCGCTTCCCAAAGAGCTTCAGGCCTACGAAGACGCAATCATGACGATGCTCAGGGACCTCTCGCCAGAGGAGGTGGCCTCTACGCTGAGGGCGAGGGGAATCAGTGTAGATGTTGTTCACATAGAGGCGATGAAGGGGATGCCGTACACATACGCCCCAACCCCATATGTTGAATACCTTCGATGGATCAATAAGCCCGATTGGGCCGCTGGCAATTGGTGGATGGGGTGGCTTGATGGGTTCCATGCAGTAGCAAAGAGCATGGCGACCATATCCAGCATCGCCCACATCGCCCTGAACGTCAGCGGAAACCACGCCTCAATCGCTCAGAAGCTCGGCGCTGGGGTGTTCAACCCAGCCAATCACGCTGATGCGATGATGATCTTCTCCAAGCTAACCCCGGCAGACAAGATCATGTTCCATAAGAAGGTGGGCGTGAAGCACGTTGATTCATATGTAACGATTGGCAACTACAGGAAGACTGTTGGCGAGTGGCGAGAGGCGTTCGATATCGCAGGCATCTCAGAAGCACCGTTGAGCAGAATGTACCTGGAGGAGATGGGTGCAATCGGCCCAGGAAGGACGAGTCCACAGCTAGCTGGCGCTGCCGCTGGAGCAGGCGTCGGCGCTGCGCTTGGAGGGACGTTTGCTGGCCCAATCGGAGCCGCTGCCGGTGGATTTATAGGCCAGTATCCAGGAGCCCTTCTCGGTGAGATCCTTTCTCACGGGTTTGCGTCAGATGCCGTCAAGGGAATGAGCGGCCTATCTAAGGCTGGAGAGGCTGTTAAGCAGGGCTGGAACCGTGTTTGGTTTGAGGAGATGGACGCCTTCCGCAAGGCGATTGATGTGGGAACCGCCAAGGGGGCCAAGAGGTCGGTTCAATACTTTGGAGAGCGCGCTGTCGGGATGACCGCTGCTGGCGCTATCGGATCTGTCTTCGGCGCGCCGGGCGTTATAGCATCCGCGATAGCTGGCCTATCTCTGCCTAGCTACATGAGGATGATGACCGGACTGAATCAGGCTGCTGAGACGCAGGCCAGAATCACATTGGCTGTCGGAGAGCTTCGTGCGGGGAAGACGCTAGAGGAAGCTGCCGCTTCAGTTGATGATGCGCTGCGAAACTACTCGCACCTGACCCCAGTGGAGAAGCATACGTTCAGACGCCTGTTCTTCTTCTACACATGGGACGCTGGAAACATGCGGTTCCAGATACATCAGATGATTAAGAAGCCAAGGCAGGCGGCTGTCTTTGGTCACTTCCTGAACGGCATTTTCAAGGGGCAGTTCAACGAAGAGGAAATACAGGCGATGCCAGAGTACCTCCGCTGGCAGATCATGATTAGGACCGGCCCCGCAACAGCTTGGTCCCTGAAGGGCCTGCCTCAGCAGGCGTTTATAGAGATGCTTGGTAGGTGGTCAGACGGTAAGCCAGCGGGGTTGCTGATGCGCGCACGCCCAGACCTGCTAACCCTCTTTGAGTTTTTCGCTGACAAGAAATCTGTTTACTACGGCAGGGGCTGGGACGAGCTTTCCAACGTAAAGCAGTTGAAGGATGCCAGCCCGTTCCTTAAAAAGGTTGCCGGTTTCCCGGTAAAGAAAGATTCAAAGACAGGCAAGTGGGTTGCCTCGCCAGGGCAGCGGCCAGTCTTTGACAAGAATAAAAAGATCATTGGTTGGAAGGACGACTATCGGGCTATGCACCCTGAGAACTTCTATCTAATGACCAAGCTTCCTGGTTATCGAATCATCGGAGAGCAGCTAAAGCTTCAAAAAAGTACCTTCACATCAAGGGCGACCGAGTACGAGGACCCAGCAGATGCGGCCACTGGATTGCAGAGGGCGATGGCGTTCCTGACAGGGAATCGCCCATACTCTCTCGACTTCGAGAACCAGTTGAAATACTACGAGTGGGAGTTTCTAGAGGAGCTTCAGAGGCAGATCAAGATTCAGGACAAAACATTTTTTGTGGACATCAAGCGCGCGGTTAGGAGAATACCCCCGAAGGACGGTGAGCTTGAGGTGCCGTCTTACGGCAGGTTGCCTGTTAAGAGGACGCCTGTTGAGCGAGAGCCCATTGATAGGGGTCGCCTTGAGCAGTTAATGCAACAGGCTCCTCAGTAGGGGATTGTCTGTTAGGGTGGTTAAAACCCCATAGACCCACCGGCTGTGTATCGCTTAACAGTTGGACAAGGGGCAGGAGGAAGCGATGGTCTGGGCCGTTACCCAAAGAGACAGCTTCGCCTCTGTCAGTGCTGGAGCGACTACCGCCGTCACGCCAATAAAGACGGCTGATGGTTCAATAGAGGCTGCTGCGCTATACGGCTTTCAGCTTTCTGTTGATGCTTCCGCTGGCGCAGGTCACTCAGCAACCGTGAAGGTATATGGGGAGCTTGCCGCCACCTACCTGTACCACGAGTCAGAGATTGATCTCAGCGTAGACACCCAGGCCCTGGTAATGCTGACCAGCGCGGGAACTCGAAGGACTGCATCGGTTCCCATATTTGATGCACCACATTTCACAATCAAGGACACTGGTGGTGGTGGTAGCAAGACGTACACAATTCTATTTTTTACGAAACTATTGGAGTAGATGAGAGATGAGTTACAACACTAGGGAGATCTGGATTCCCGTAGACGATTTCGTTGCGCCCATTACCGGCACCGGAACCAGTAGCGCCGGCCCGTTACAGGCTGGAGGCGGTGCGATTTCTCGTGGATACCTTCATGGGGTTCGCGTAAGGGCATCGAACGTCGATCCTCAGAACACCGCCATACCGGTGAAGATTTATCTTGGCGCGCCAGGGGCAGGGCACCTGATATATAGCGCTACATACAACAACACCACAGCAAACAACGGTGGCATGGCTGACCATGTAGACCTGCTGGATGCGCCAATGGCTTTCTTTACCCAGCCCCAGGTCCAGATCGGCCCCCAACAGGGCTCGGTGGACGACACTACCTACACGGTAACAATGTATGTTCGGGCTATATCGTAGAAGAGTATGAGCATAACGAGACTGATACCGGGTGGAGACACCATCACAAGGCTCTCTCCTGGGGGCGAGGCGATTGCTCGCGTTGCCCCCGGAGGTGAGGCGATTGCTCGCAGTGTTCCCGGTGGGGAATCGGTTACAAGGATCATTCCACCCACTGCGGCAGAGGAGGCAGGCGACAGCTTTGCCTCATACATAAATGATATAGAAACGCTAGCTGCTTGGTGGTCGCCAAACGCAAAGGAGGCAGGGGATCTTTCCGACGATGCCGTGGCAATGACGCAGCTTGGCCCAGACGACAATCCAGACCTTCTCGCAGTGGTGGCCTCAACTGGTAATTTCCGCGTAGTTGAAGACAACATTGGAACAACAGATTCCCTGACCTCTGCCATTGAGTCGATTCAGTCTGACGCATCGAACTTTGTCGGCATCGACTCAGGAACCGCGCAATCGACCGAACTCGCTGATTGCCTTACTCGAACTACTGGAGCGAAGTCTGGCTTTGCGTTCTTCAAGAACGCTGGGGCTAATTGGGGTTCCGCTAATTACGGAAACATATTTCAGTTTGACGGGGACAGCAGTTCAACATCTGCCGACTTAGCTGGGCACCTCGCTCTAGGTTTTTACAAGGGCACCGCCAGCCTTGGCAAGATTAGGATGAGCGTCCCGCAAGAGCTTGGCATTAACGGCGCATCATTTATGGTGGTTGATGCGTGGTACTTCATTGGCTGGAGGCAGACCGACACTCACGACTTTACAATTTACACCGCCAGGGTAGGCGTTGAGTGGGCCAGTAGGCAGGAAATATCTGGCACCTCAGACCACAGCCACGATGGGCTAACGCTGGGCTTGGCTATGAAGAACTCTGGGGCGCAGCAGTGGGACGGGTGGCGCTGGGGGCCGATTGGGTTCTTCACATCAGACATAGACGAGGACGGCCTTGAGGCCATCTTTGAGTCGATTGAGTAGCTATGACCAACCGATTAGACCCATCCACTCTTATCAAGGTTGCCCTCTGGTGCATCCCCGTCCTGTTTGGCCTTGGTGCTATGTACCAAACGATGCTTGGCAGTAGCTCGGACGTGGCAACCGTAGTCGCAGACCTGGATAACCATGAGTCGCTCGACTCGCACCCAGTCACAGGGGCCAAATTAGAAACAATTGTAGTAGAGCAGAGAGCCCTTCGAGATGACGTGGCAGAGCAGGCGATCTCTATCGCAGCAATTTGCCAAGCGACCGGGGCACAGTGTCGCTGAACCACCCTATCCTGGCCCGCATTAAATCGCTTGGAATGACCGCTTACACGGGCGGCAATTTCAATCTGAATGTGGTTGGCATCCGCAAGAAGCACGGCACCGCCAACTCGTTTGATGACGCGCTTCACGTTTTGTTTAAGGATGGACGTGGTCAGTGGCGCGACCTTTGGTGGCCTATCACCACTGAGCCTGGGCACCACTACCTGATGAGCAGGGACAACCAGCTAAACCCTGCCGGTACAGCCATACTTATTCCAGGGCAATACAAGGGGGCCTACCGCATAGATAGGCATGGTAAATCGCGCTACGAGGCGCTGTGTCAGCGCAATGGTCCGGTGAGTGTGTGGCGCGACGGGAACCTTGATGAGAAGGTTGATTACGGGCATGACGAGCAGAGCGGATACTTTGGTATCAACATTCACGCAGCGTCTTCTTCGCCGTATAGGAGGGATCAGGTGAGTGATGCCATCGGTGTATGGAGTGCAGGGTGTCAGGTCTTCAAGGAAACATTACACTTTCGTGAGTTCATGAAGGTGTGTAGAAAGCAAAGGTCTGAACGAGGCTGGGATAGTTTCACCTATACGTTATTGGATGAGTGGTAGTTATGAACAAACAGTATCTCAACCCAGGGCCAACGTTTCTTAGATGGCTAGCTGGGGTGTCAGCTCTATTTATACTTATGTCTCTTGTTCTCATCCAGTGGCAGGGCTTCTCGGATGATGACGATAGCTCTATGGATGACGACGACAGTTCAATTGGAGAAGAGTGATGAAGATTCCCGATAAGTTGAAAAGTAGAAAGCTAATCCTTGCGGTTGCTGGAGCAGTGCTTCCGCCCCTGCTGTCTTACCTCTCGGCAGAGGTTGATATGGGCGAGGCGCTTCGCTTGTCCTGCGCTGCGATCATTGCTTACTGCGTCAGCCAGGGCTTCGTTGATGGGAAGACCATGGAGGGGTGGATACCCCCCAAGCTGAAAGATGACGGCAGTGAATGACCCCTATAAACTGCTAACAGTTTGTCCAGGGTGTAAGGGATACTACTGCACAGTATGCGATATGCACTGGTCTGATTGCCCATGTCGTGGGCCAGAGGAAGCTGATGAGTAAACGCGATAGCCGAATGAAGAAACGGGCCGACGCCGCTCGTACTCTGGAGAAGCACACAGGGCCTGTGATGCTGATGCTTGTCAATGTCTTGGGTGATTTGGCCGAGGAGGTAGAGGGGCTCAGGCAATTCGAGCAAGACGCCGCCTACGCTGCCGAGCTTAGCTATCGCCTGGACAATGCTATCCCCTTTGGGGACCCACTCCTTGAGGCCTTGGACGGAATCGTTGTCTTCTTCGTAGCGCTTGGTGCCATTGGTATCTGGCGTGCGGCTGCGCGATCAGAGAAGCTAAGAGGTAAGAGGCTGGATCGGCTGAAGGATCGTCTTCAGAAGCGTGGTCCTAAGATGGCGGCGACGGCGCGTCGTCGCATAGAACGTCGTATCAAGCGGCTTGAGAAAGGCAGTTAGCTATGGCTGTAAATAAGACAGCGCTTCTCGCTCAGTCAGCGGATTCTGTTTATACGATGGTTCAGGATGCTGACTCGGGGGATGCAGTCGCCCTCCAGACCATCCTTGCTGCCCCGGTTAGGGTGTTCGCCGTTCAGATCGATAACACTAACAATGATACGGAAAACTGCTGGCTAAAGATGTGGACATCAGGGACAGCGGTTGTTGGCACAGATACGCCAACGGCAATCCTTATGGCTGATGCAGCCAGTAAGCTTCAGTACACGTTTGATACTGGCTTTGTGATGAGTAAATTGTATGCAGCCGTGCTTACAACCAATGGCACCGCTGGAAACGCGGCACCAGAGGGCGCTGTAACCATAAGGTTTATGGTGGAGGACTAATGGCTACTTATAAAACATCCCCATTCACAACCGACCTCCTCACCAAGCTGACCAGGGCCACGGATGTTGTTGCGGCCGGTGCCGCTGACGTAACTGGATCTAGCGGCGCAGTGCATGTCATACACATTCTCACCGCTGATGCGGCGACAAGGTATGTGAGCCTGTTTGACTCAAACACTGTAACTGCGGGGTCTGCCGATGTTCTCATCCCCCTGGATGCGTCGGGAAACATGACTGTCTTCATAGATGAAGGGGTCGCGTTCGGCACAGCGGTGTCTGTTTCCGCATCAACCTCTCGCGATGGCACTGGAGATCCGTCGAAGGTAGACCTCTACATTATGAGCCACGACCTCTCCTGATCCAGAACGAACAAACGCCCGCCAAGGATGACGGGCGCTTGCAATACTGGAGAACGGATGAGCCCCTAGAGGCTACGTCGTTCACTCTACTTCGTAAAGGACTTCCGGGCATGTACCGAACAGGTCCTCTGCTGGAAAGACGCAGCAGCCCAGGTCATACAGCCTCATAACGCACGAGGATTCAGCAAGAACCCCCGCACCCCTTAGCGTATCTATCTCAGCGACAGCCAGGATGGGTCCGTTGTTGCGCTTGAGAAGCAGCAGGGGGCGTTTCCCACACGACTGCGCCTGAGACATAGCCTGTGACCAGAAACCGCTTAGCGGCCCTGTCAGGGGCCTCCTGAATAACTGTGAGTAATCAAAGCTTTCGTGCGCCTTGCATTCTATGGCGAAGGGGAAGGGGAAGGGACCGACAAGTTCAAACTCGCCAGCCCCAGCTACCCCGTTCTGTCTATCAGTTGGGTTCCTCTTTACGGTCCAGTCCTCGCCAAGCCATTCGCGCAATCTCTTTGCGATAGCCCGCTCGAAGTTGGCTCCCTTGTTCCTGCTCTTTCTTCCGCCCATTAGACAAAGCCTCTCGCCCTCCGCATCTCATTAAACTTAAATGAGTTGTTAGGCTTCTTATCCATTCTTACCCAATTCTCGTACCCACACTCACATGACTGATACCAGAATGGGGGAAGCCTGAGCCCCTTTATAAACTCCTTGTCGTCCATAGAGCCCTTGTCTGCTGGCTTGTGCAGCAACCAATTGCCATAGGCGTGCTTGTGTTTATTCATCTTGCACGGTGAAGTGCGGTGACGGAACCCTCTGCCTTGCAACGGCCGGCGCGTTCGACATGGTCACTTCCTGGCTATCACACTCTATGCTGATAACTCTTACGTTGTACTTCTGCATCCAGAGCAGCAGCTTCATCGTAACCTCTCTGATCTCATCCTCTGGACCACTGCGCCTCAAAGCATCAAGCGTTGGTGGGAGGCCGTTATCCTTCTTTGCTGGCACTGTCTCACTCTTTATACTCACTGCTGCGACCTTCTTTCTTGTCGGCAATCTCTGTCCGTGGTTGGCTGGCTTTGGCTTACCGTCGCCGCCTCGTGGCAGCTTCCCAAGACCGTGCTTGTCTCGATACTCTCTGCACGCTTGGTAATACTGGCTTCTTCCCGACCTTCTACCGTGGTCTGACATGATCTTCTCATAGTCGATAAGTGTTGCGGACGGGTTGTTGTTTACGAAATCTCTCGCCCACTGCGTCATTGACGACGCCTCGTTTGGGTTTGTGTAGTTCAACAGTCTATGGGTCATATCTCGCCTCCTTTGTTGGTGGGCTCTCTGGGACTTGAACCCAGGACCTGCCGGTTATGAGCCGGATGCTCTAACCATCTGAGCTAAGAGCCCTGTTAATTAAAATGCTGGTTTGGCCACCTTCTAGGCAGGTAGCCCGTTCACCAGTTGGACTGATAATGAGAAAATGTCCAACACCAGCAGGCATAGCCACTGAACCCTCTGCATTCTCACAATGACATGACCTCTAGCCTAGAGGGGTGCGGTGGTCCTTAGAGGTAGGCTAGAAGCCAAGCTCATCTTCCTGCGACTCATGCTTAACAAGCTCTGCGCTAGACACAGAGGCTGCGTGGGTTCCGATGTCAGTGACCTTATCAACCAGTGTTTGCAACTCCTTGACATCCATCTTGGTTACGTCCTTGCGTCCGAAGACCTGAACATAGATGTCTGGGTAGTCGTTTCTAAGTCCGAGTGCCGTAGAGATAAGGTCAAGCTGCCCGTCGCTGCTTGTCTTTTCCTTGACAAACTTACCGTCAATCGGGGCGTCGATAACATCGTTGCCGACACGGCCCTCATAGAAGGTGTCTTCGTTTGCTATCCCGGCAATCGGCACAGACGTTTTGTTTATCCTGTCGTTGTCCACCAACTCCTTGACCGGGACAAAGAGGGGAAGCCTCTTCGACAATCTGTTTACAGCAGTCTTCCTTGCCATCTCTGCGTACCACGTCTTCCAAGCTGGGCTTCCTGGAGAGGCAGAGTTCTTTCGGATCTTCTCAATGTCGTGACGCCATGCGACCTCGACCATCGGCTGCTCCCAGTCTTTGCAGGTAGCTATTGCGTAAGCAGCCCGCACCTCACCGATCTCATCTGGGTTATCTCTGCACTCCTTGTGATGCAACCCGATGTGGTAGCCGTCAGGGTTCACATATCTTGCGACCTCAAACTCATCGGCATCGTACACAGCGAAGGTATCAATGTTGATGCCACGCCTTGCTGCCATAGTGATTACACCACCCCAGCCACGGACAAACTCAGCCCTTCCCTTGTAGGCAATGATATGCCCCTGGTTGCCAATGCCAGTTGGGTCCAGCCCAAACTGACACGCCTTGTAGAGAGCCAGGATAAAGCTATCTGCATCGCAGCTTCTAAGCCTTTTGTCCTTCTTCCACATGGACAGAGCAAGGGCGCACAGCCTGTCCTCACTAAGGAAGGCAGTAGACACCATTGCCAGCTTTGGCTTGGCCTTCTCTATCAGTGTGACCATTCCTGGGCCACTGATTTGGTTGGGGTTATTTATTCTTTGTATGCTCATTCCGTCTCCACAAAAACTTGTCGGTTAGTTTCAACGACGTGCGGCTCGACAGCGGCTCGCACGCCTTCTGGGAGAGACTCAATCCAGTCATTGAGACTTCCCCTTACATCAAAAAACTTAAAAGGATCGACACCGTCGTGGTGCTGAAGCTCAAGGAATGCCTCTCGCATTCCGTTATCTTTCTTGCCACGATCCCATCTCTTGTACGTCTTGTTGGATGGGCCAAGCCGCACGCCACTATCAAGCTCAAGCACGCCGGTCCTTGCCTTGAGTCGGTCGTTCAGGCCTGACCTGATCTGCCTGCCAAGCTCACTGATTCTCTGCGAGTACCTGTAAAGCTCAGTGTCATCCAGGTATTGAGGCGCATCCGGCAACTCGACAACGCACTTGCTGCTGTACTTGCACCTTCCACAATGCTCACCGGGTCGTGTGTCGTAGATGATCTTCTCGTCATCCATCCGGTCCTTGTCGTAGCAAGCCTTGAAGATTGACTGAGCCAGAGAGCGCCACTCTTTTGGGCTTCTCTCGATCATGTGCCCCTTCTGATACCTGACATTCCACCAGACAAACCTGACTAGCCTTGCGTCTGGGTAAAGGTCTGCCATTGCAGCGCAGTAGGTAATGGCTTGCACGTCCTGCTCTAGCTTCGCATCGGATGGTAGGCCCCACGCTGTCTTCCAATCAAAGAGGACAAGCACTCCGTCTTCATCAACAAAGGCCACGTCTGGTTGCACCCTCCAGAATGTCTTGCCGTCTGACCTTGATGGGTCCCAATCATCTCCACGGATAGCCCATGTTGGGGCAATGTCCCATTCAACTGGAACACCACCCTCTCCAATCTCGGAGACATAGCTCTGCTCAGCAACGAAGGCCTCTGGGATCTGTAGGTCAAAGGAAAGAAACCGATTCATCAGACGCTCTGACGCAGCCATTTCCTCGCAGCTAAGACCATCCATAGCCGGGGCATCGGCACCAATAAGGTGTGCATAGATCATGTCATGGACATGAGCGCCGACCTTGTACCCGCCCCAATTATCTCCAGGCTCTCCGTTGCGAAGCCTTAATGCCTGTGATGGACATGCTGAATCAGCATCAAAGATGCTCTTGCTCCACAACATCTATGCCTCCGTAGCCTCTGTTGATCCGCCCTGTGACGTTGCAATGGCTATCATTGGTGAGGCCCAAGCACATGCAGGGCATCCGAGGTAGTAGCCAACGCCACTGCCACCAGATAGCTGCTTATTCTTTACGGGAACCTCTACCTCCATGATCTGTAGGCACCCGCAGTTTGGACACTCAACGTCCGCTGCAATTGCGGTCCTTTTCCTTGTAGCTAGCTTTGCCTTCGGCACCCCGGTAGGGACGCAGTCTGGGTTCAGCCCATGATTTCTAATGTCTTCCATATGTTCTCCTTTCTTTAATTTATTCATTGCCGGGTCAGTATCTGTCCCGCGTAGCTCAGTCAACCATCCAACCGTCTGCCATGAGCGCTTTCAGATCCTTGTATCCAACCTCGACAACCTCCCACGGGTATCCGGTCGGAGACATTCGGAAGTGGATGTTCTCCCCACGCCTGATGATGTACCCCCCGTCTTCATTCTTGTAGACGGTGCCAATCTCTAGCGCGCTGGCTGAGTTCTTCCTAACTGGTAGCCGGTCTTCCAGGCTTGTCTTCGGCAGCATTCTTAGTGTTGCCGCCTCTCTCGATTCGTTCACATTCCCTCCTAACTATCGGGTGCCAGTATGATTTCACTGCATCTCCCGGTTTGTAATTGTCCCAGGCCCATTGCCTCATATCGTCTATCTCATCCTCACTGAGGTGCTGAATATAGAGCCCGCGTAATGGCGACTTGCTGCTATCACTCACGTCCATTTGGCTTCTCCCTGAAGCACGAGTGCCTTGCCGACAATCTTCCCACCGTAGAGATAGGAGGCGACGGGGTTAACCCGAAGCCCCTTCATCAACCCATCCTCATCTATCAGCAGTTGAGCCCCGGTGAATGTCCTGACTAGCTGGACATAGCCACCACCAAAGAACTCCTGGGCTTGCTCAATGGTGGGTGAGTCGTCCTCATCATCAACGAACAGTGTTGTTAGCTCAGGGTCTTCCTCGCTAATGGTTTCTGCCAGAGCCTCCAGCGCGCTCCATTTGGGACACGTCATGTCGAACTCTTTACCTATCTCATCAAGCCATTCCTTTACGGTCTTCCTTGATTCCTTGCTGATAGCCCCTTCCTCGTTCTCTCTGTCTGGCCCTACCGGAGCCTCCATTACATGTATGAAATCAAACTTCATGTTTCCCCCTTGATGGGCACCGCCACAAACGGCTCCCTTGGATTGGCGGCGTTCGGGTCTAGTGCTGGTCTGTGCGTTCGCTTCTTACTCACACCTCCTCCACAGGCGTTGCACCAGTCAACGTCGGGGTTTGGTACGTCTGGATCACAGACGGCGCAGGTAAACCTCTCTTTGGCCTCCTG